TCTTTCTCCGGGCCCACGGTGTTCAAACAGGAGATCGAGGGCGATCTGATCGACCAAATGCAACAAGAACTCGACATTGAGTTTGCCGAGGGTGACGAAGTTGTTGAGCGATTCGAGTCAGCTCAGATAAATACCGATCAAGGGCGAATCCTGCGGCTGCTCGGGCCGGTGTTGTACGGCGACATGAACAAAGTTGCTGAAGTCACAGTGAAAGAGCTGTTCCAAAATGCGTTTGATGCCACTCGTACCGCAATTCTGAAAGGACAGATCGAGGACGGCGAGATAACCGTCACGGCAGATGAGGATTCGCGCACGATAACGGTCACAGACAACGGCGTTGGCATGACGCCTGAAATGATCCGTACCGGCTTACTGACGATTGGTGGAACTGAAAAAGAGGGAGAGATCAATTCCGGCGGGTTCGGCATTGCCAAAATGTTATTTCTTGCTGGCGCAGCATCGACAGTGATCGAAACTGTGAGGGATGGGGTCAAATCGACCTTATCGACTACGGGCGCGGCGGTGACGCTGAATGCTGATGATCCAGCAAATCCGCTTGATCCTGACCGGCCAGCGGATGAGGCCATTCGGATTCAAGATACTACTGAGCCGAACGGCACGAAAATGACTGTCGTTATTCCCGAGAAATTCACTGATGCAAGGGATGGTGTCGAAAAAGAGATCAAATTCGTAGCCAGTTACAAGGTTAGCGACAACACGAAAGAGCAGATACTTCATCCAAATATCACCGTCAAGCGAGACACTGGTTTTGGGCCGATTACTGAAAAGTCGGGCAAGGAGTTCGAGAACGAGCTATTCACCAAGATTGGCGTTATCGAGTTTGAATGGGGCACCGCTGATTTATTGGTCAGCCGTGAGAAAACCGCTGGCTACCATAGTAACGCTCAGATTAGCGTCAATGGGCTAAAACAATTCGCAAAAACATTTACAAGAAACCCTTTCGAGTTGTTGGCAGCTCCAATCAAACGGACATTTGTCGTCGATATTCACCCAAATGGCGATCCCGACGATCCTAGTTACCCGTTTACGTTGGATCGTCAAGACTTAAAGCCCCATGCCAATGCCGATATGTTGGAGATTCAGAAGTTTCTGGCAATTCGACTAGCGGCAGATATTACTCAGGAAACCGCTAAGGGCTTCGGCAACATTCAGCAGCTCAATGAAGATGGAACGATTGGCAAGATTATCGAGTTAAAGCCAAAAATTAAAGAGGGCCGCGGGCTTCTGGCTGGTGTCGATCTGGATGCGAAGCTGTCAATTATTGACGGCCGGCTGAGTCTGGACGGTAAAGAACAAAAATTTAAGCGTAAGGACTTAGGCAAAGTTCTGTTCGAGATAGATGACTTCAAGGTTGATCAAAAGACCCTGCCGCAAGACCGGCCAATTCTGCATAACTACATGGATTTTGACGGCCCGGACGGAAAGGGTGATCTGATCTCAGTGTTGTATGAACAGTTTGGCGAGGAAAAAGTCAACGGTTATTTCAAAGAGGTCGGTGACGTTTTCCTGATACTGCGGAACGCTATAGCGTCGTTCGGAGACAAAGCTCGGTTCGAGGACATCGACAACATTGGCGTAGGTGTCAGTGTGTTGGGAAATAGGTATTACGGTGTGCATACGCACGTGCCGGCGAATTTCATGCTGATAAATCCGGGCTCTGACCCTATGGGTGAGTCAGATTCATTTGAGGATTTGGCACCGATTGAACGACATCGACTGATCGCCAGCTCAATGCTCACGACAATGGAGCATGAAGCGGCGCACTTCTCGGAATTCAGACATGACGTGCCATTTCTTTTCGCCATGCAGGGAATTACAGCAGTAATCAGCGCCCGCATTGGGTTGCGTGATAATCTGATTTTCAAGCTCGAGAAAGCGGTAGGAGAAAACATTGACATCTACGACTTTATCAACGAACAGCTCGCTGAAGGAAATATCACAAACCGTAGCCTCTCACTTAAAGATGTCGGCGTCGAATCTGCGCGAAGCGGAGGTGATATTACTGACGATGCGGGAGAACGCGAGGCTGACACTGAATCCCGAGATACTGGTGAACGGGATGACGGAGTTGTTGGAGAGGCTACAGCTGAGCCCGGACCTGACGAGCTTTTTGCAGGAGTTAGAGCAAACGGCACAAACGTCCCGAGCGGAAGCGTAAGCCCCAAGGCTGGCGACGGCAGCCAGCTTAACAAAGTATTTCAACAGGATCGGCGTGGCGAGATCGCCTTCGATGAGGACGGAAACGGGGCCGTCATCCGGCTGACAGAAGCCGCAAACCTGTCCACCTTCCTGCACGAATCCGGGCACCTGTTCCTCGAAATGGAAAAACGGTTCTTCCTTGATCCGTCAATTCCTGACAGCGCCAAGGCTGACGGTCAGGCCATCCTGGATTGGCTGGAAGTGGATACATTCGACGACATTGAATCCGAGCACCACGAAAAATGGGCGGTCGGCTTTGAGGCTTATCTTTTCGAGGGTAATGCTCCAAGCCTAGAACTGAAGGGCGTATTCCGTCGTTTCGCTGCGTGGCTGGCAAAGGTGTATCAGGGGCTCCGTACCCTGCAAGTGCCGCTCACGCCTGAGATTCGAGGCGTTATGGATCGAATGCTGGCTACTGACGAACAGATCGCGGAAGTCAAAGGCAAGCTGAAATTCGAGCCGTTATTCAAAACCGCTGAAGAAGCGGGGATGACGCCTGAGAAGTTCGCGGAGTACCAGAACCAGACACAAGGCACCGCCGAGGAACGGCTACGTAAAAAGGTGCTGGCACAGCTCAGGCGCACAGCTCAGAAGTGGTGGCAGGAAGAACTCGAAGCCGTCAGAGAGGGCGCGCGAGAAGAACTGGCCGCTGAGCCGCTGTACCGGGCAATCGACTTCATGCGTCAGAAGCTGCCACCCGAGGGCTTCATTGAAAACAAGATGGATCGGCGCACCGTCTATGAGCTGCTCGGACTGGCGGTTCCGAAGGAACTGAAAAAGGATCGCAACGCGGTTGATCCGTCAGTCGATACGCTGTCTGAGGCAATCGCCAAGCTCGGCGGCCTGGATCGTACCGAGGCCGAGGCACAGGGCGTCGATCCTGCTCAATGGCGCAACATCAAGGTCACAAAGATCAAAGAGGGCCGGACGGTACGAGTCAGTGTGCCGAATCCTGACAATCTGCCGCTTGGTGTGGGGAAACCGTTATTCAGAGCTACCGGCGGTCGCTCATTTGATGGGATGCGCGAGCTGTTATCCGAACTCGGCTACATGGGACAGGATGACACCGAAAGCGCCCTGCTCGACAGGCTGCTGGCTGATCTTTCCGGCGACACTCAATACTCGAACCTCGTCGATTTCGACAAACTGTTCGAGGATCCGGCCGAGGCTACAGTCGAAAAACGCAAGGCACCGGGACAGCTGCGTGGCCTGACGAAGTTCGACGGCGCGAGCCCTGACACCATTGCGACTATATTCGGCTTCCGCTCCGGGGCTGAGCTGGTGCGTCAAATTGTGGAAACGCCGACGCTGAACGAGGCTGCTGACCGGCGGGCTCAGGCCACCATGATCGAGCGACACGGTGACATCCTGAACGACGGTACTCTGGAACGCGAAGCCTTGGAGGCTGCACACAATACCGAGCAAGGCAATCAGATTTTGACAGAGCTGCGAGCCCTGGCTGGTCAAACTGATACTGAGGTAATCAGCGACCGCAAAGCGATCAAGCTGGCAGCCGAGAAAATCATTGGCGGTATCCGTATCAGCGCCCTGCGTCCCGCCATATACCGCAACGCCGAGGTCAAAGCCGCTCAGGATGCGCGTGAGGCACAAAAGGCCGGTGATCTGGCTGGCGCCCAAGCGGCCAAGGAAAAGCAGTATCTGAATTTCCACCTGTATCGTGCGGCAATCAGAGCGCGGGACAAGGCTCAGACGTTGAAACGCCGTGGCCGGCAGATGCAAACCAAGAAGTACTCGGACAAGGAAGCTCGGCCGGAATACATCACGCGACTGAAGCAGCTGCTGGCGGTCTATGATTTCAAACAGGCCAACAAGGAAGCCCGCGAGAATGCCGCGCTGATCCTCGAAGGCATTAAGAGCTGGTTACGGGTGCAACAGACTGATCCTGAGTCGCCGGCCAATATCGTCGAGGTCGATACGCTGGATCGTATTGTCCACTACCGCGAAATGACGATTGACCAGCTCGAAGCGGTCATGGACGTGGCGAAGTCTCTACTGCATGCAGCCCGGAAGAACAGTCAGGCCGAGCGCGAAGCGTTCAAGGAGAACATGAAGGCTATCGCGGCCAATATCGCAGAGAAGTCCACCACGACCGAATCCCTGCCCGAAGGCGACAGCCCCATGAAATCGGTGAGGGCATGGGGTCGGGCTGCTACCGCCACTCACCGCAAAATCGAGTCTCTGGTGCGTCAAGCTGACGGCTTTGTTGACCTTGGACCGCTGTGGCGCAGGGTCATCAAGCCCTTACTGGAAGCGAACAACAAGCGGCTTACCATGCAGCTCAAGGCGCACGATGATCTCAACGCAATATTCCTGGGTAATGAGGGGATATTCAATGCACGTCACCGCCACCTGAGTTTCACGTTCTCGGACGGTCGCAGCGTCAGTTACAGCCTGAACACTCGCATTGCTATCGCGCTGAATTGGGGCAATCTCGGCAACCGTGAGGCCATGCTGAATCAGGAGCATGTCGCCTTCACTGAGGAAGATATACAGCAAGTCCTGGACAGCTTGACCGACACCGATTGGGATTTGGTCGAATCAGTGTGGGACTACGTTGACTCATTCTGGCCGCAGATAGCGGAGCTGGAAAAGTCATTTACTGGTGTGGTGCCTCGCAAGGTCGATGCCGAGCCATTCCAGACAAAGGACGGCCGCACGATCAAAGGCGGCTACTATCCGCTGGTGACTGATGCGCGGCTCAGTTTCCGTGGCCGGCAGGAGGAAATAGAAAAACGAGCTGAACGGCTGCGAGCTGGCGGGGTGACGCGAGCGACGACGGCGCAAGGCCATACTATCGAGCGGGTAGGATTCAACGGCCGGGACGTTGATCTGTCAATAAATGTCTTGTTCAACCACGTCGATAACGTGATCCACGATATCAGCCATAGACGCGCTGTAAGCGATTCTGACGGCGTTTTGCGCAACAAGGACATCCGTAAGGCTCTGATCGCTTCCATCGGCCAGAGCAACTACAGCACGATGCTGGCACGCGTTACGGAGGTTGCGGCCGGTTTCATTCATCCGAACGAATTGGGGGCCATCGAACGCGGCCTCAGATGGGCTCGGCTGGCGCTGACGTATTCGGCGCTCGGATTCTCCATGAAGTCGGGATTCTCGCAAATGCTTGGCACCGCGACGGCCAGTGCGGAATTTGGCGCTGCGAACGTCGCTCGGGGATTCATGGATTTCTACAGCGATCCGGTCAAACACGCCGAGTTTATCAACGAGAAGTCGGTATTTATGCGCGACCGGCTGCACACTCAGAACCGAGATACCGGCACCATATTGCGGAACCTGAAGGGCAAAACGGCATGGAACGGGCTCAGAGAACGCGCCTTTTTCTTCCTGCTGCAAGGCGATTTAGTGGTATCCAGGGCCGTGTGGTGGATGGCCTACAATGACGGCATGGAACGTGCCGCTGATCCGAACAATACCGAGTTCGACACAGAGAATGACGCAATCAATTTTGCCGATCGCTCGGTGTCCAGAACGCAGCAGTCCGGTCTGCTCATGGACTTGACGGCGGTGGAGAGTAAGAACGAGTTTGTCAAATTGTGGACGGTGATGTATTCAGCGTTCTCAGCGATCTATCAGATTGCCGTCGAACAAACGAAGAAGTACCAGCTCGGCAGAATCAACGCGGTTGAGCTGACATACAATATCGTTTGGCTGCTGGTGATCCCCGCGCTATTCGAGGAACTACTGACCGGCCGGGATGAGGATGACGATGAGGACGAACTGCTTGACTTGGTAAACAATCGCTGGACGCGCTCAGTAGCAGCGTTCTCGCTCGGTACAATGGCTTTTATCCGTGAAATCGGGTGGGCCATGAGAACCGGACAGACCAGTGAGTTACCATTGCAGCGTGTACTGAGTACGCCGATAGATTTGGCGACACAGATCGAACAAGGTGAATTGGATGCAGCGGCGATCAGATCAGCGACAGCTGTATTGGGTGCCCTGCATATACCCGGTGGCAGCCAGCTCAATAGATCGTTAAATTACTGGCTGGCATATGAAGAAGGCGACGAGGAATATTTCGACATTTGGGAGTTCCTGATTACCGGGCCGAGAGAGGACGAATAATGACTATCAGCACATTGGTTATACAGTCCGGGCCGTACGCTGGCACTGGCACAACGGACACATTTGCCTACACGTTTCGCATCCTCGCAAAAGAGGATTTGGTTGTCGTCGAAACGGACTCGCTCGGCGTTAAAACGACGCTGGTAGTCGATACCGATTACACCGTGACCGGTGTTGGTGCTGATGCCGGCGGCAACGCGGTGCGGGTAGCCGGCAATCTGCCGACCGGCTCGACGTGGCTAATTACTCGAGACACGCCTCAGACACAGACGATTGATTACGGCTCTCAAGCCGCATTCCTACCGCAAACGTGGGAGGACGGTCTTGACAAACTGACGATGCAGGTTCAGGAAGCGGCCGAGGATCTGAAGCGGGCAATAAAGAGCCCAACAACCGAGGTCACCGTGGACTTACTGTTGCCGTTGGTGGCATCCCGCGCAAGTCAGCTGTTGGAATTTGACGCAGCTGGCTTACCAGTGACAAACATCAACGCTATAGCGGCAGCCGCAGCCGTGAGTTCGGCACTGGCGACCGGTGTTGCGATCTCAGCCGATACGTTCACAGGTGACGGCACTACGACAGCGTTTGTCATTAGCGTAGCCGCGGCAGCTGTGAACGGTCTGCTGATTACCATAGATGGTGTCGTTCAGCAGCCAACTGCGGATTACACGCTGGCCGGCACGACAGTCACATTCACCACGGCACCGATCAATCTGACTAAGATCGTGATACGAAACCTTGGCAACGCCAGCAGCGTTATTAACGTCAATCAACGCGGTCAGGAAACGCTTGCCATTGGTACAGCAATCGTGACGCTGCCAATTACGCCGCCGGATGCAAACTACCGAGTGGCATTAGGTGGCGACTCGAACGAGACATTTTTTTGGTCAGGGAAATCGACCACTGGTTTTACGATAAATAGCTCTAACGCTGGCAGTACCGCGAAGGTCGATTGGCTAGTAGCTCATTGAGGAACTGACATGGTTACGAAAGTAAATCCGAGAATAATGGACGGCTACCTGGGCTACATCGGTCTGGACAAAAACATCAGTTATACGGTAGTCGAAGCGGATCGCGGCAAACTGATACGAGCCAGCCAAACGGTAACGATTACCGCTCCAAGTGCTTTTGCTATGGGTGTCGGTTTTGAGTGGGGGGTTGTGAATGTCGGTGACGATCTGGTGACGTTAGTTTGGGGTGGCAACGGCTTGCTGATTGGCAAACAACAGCTAACCCTGAATCCGCGGGAATTTATGTTGTTCTCAAATACAGGCGTCCTTTGGGATTCTATCGCGACGAACATGGCGCTGCCGTCAGATAACTTTACGGGCACCCTGACCGGCTATGCTGCCGGCCCAAGCGGGACACTCAAATATTCCATAGTTGGCTCGCGCGCGACCATTTATCTTGACGGTACAGCAATCGAGGGAACCTCGAATGCGAACACGATGACCTTAACCGGCTTACCTTCGGGGGCGCAATGGTTGAGCCCTGATCGTGATGTGATTGTGCCCTGCATTCTGACTGACAATGGTGGTCTGGTGATCGGCAGCGCCGAGATCACGGTGGCTGCGCCGACAGTCGCTACGTTCCGTATGGGCTCACCATTAGTGACAACAGGCTTCACGGCTAGTGGCACAAAAGGACTGCCGGCAGATTTCGAGTTTAGCTATTTGATGCGAAAACACACGGTGATACCAGCAACGGTCTGACAATGGCAATTTTCCGAAGAACAGATTTAGGGCAACATGAGGCTCTGCACCCCGCGGCCTTACGGGCACTGAAGCAACGAGACAGGGATGGCGGTGACGACGATCAGCCGGGTGGACTATGGGGCAATATCAGCGGTCAGATCGACAATCAATCAGACCTGAAGATAGTCCGAGATAATCTCGAAGCCCTGGCAATGCTGATGGACAGCTGACGTGGCGACCAAGCGAGGCATCCACGGCCAAGCGGCTCCAAGTTCCGCGGTACTGACAGATATTTATACGGTGGGGGGCGCGAAGAACGCCACTGTCAGAGTCATTATCAGCAATCGTTCGGCCACGGCGACATCGTTCAGGGTAGGGGTGGCTCCCGGTGCCGAGGCTGATAACGTGAAACACTATATTGCTTACGATACACCGATTGCTGGTAACGACACCGGCTCTACGGTGCCATTCATGGTCGATGCTGGCGACGTGATTCGTGTTGAGGCTGCGATTGGCAGTCTTAGTTTTGTCGTGACCGGCTTGGAACAAGATGCATGAGTTTCATATTAGGCGCAGCTGGTGGTGTCATTCAGGAAGTGGTCGCGCCACCGCCGGAAACCGCTGATTGGTTTGTATCTAAAACAGGCAATGACGCTAATGGGGGTCAGGCGTCGAACGATCCATTTTTGACAATCGGCAAGGCTGTTTCGGTAGTGTCGGCCGGCGAAGTCATCGAGGTGGCAGCTGGCCGCTATGACGAAAAAATAGAGCCAACTACCAGCGGCACAGATGGTAATGAGATAACCCTTCGCAGCAAACCCGGTGACGCTGTTCGAGTAGTCGCTTCGGGCGAGGCGACAGAAGTCGGCACGTTAGAATTTAACGGGCTGAGCTATTGGATTGTGCATGGTGATCCAGCTGACCGCACTCTGCTGAAATTAGGTGACGCTGACTTGACGTGGATTCACGCTGACGGTGGCCGCTCGGTGACATCGGATGGCAATGTCCATTACATAAACAATACGAATCACATTGATGTGCGGGACGCCACTATTTACGGCGGTCGCAGCCTTGGTGCTAGTCACCTGAATTGGATGAAACTCGGTTCCCACACGTACCGATTTCTACGAATCAACTGGTTGTTCGGTGGCGATAACAATGACCCTTTGCAAGTCCCACCGGCTGAGCGTGGTGATCTGTTTTTTTCGCAGGGCCATACCTGTCTTGTCGACGACTGTACGTTCAAATGGGGCGGCCACGATAACTTCATATTTCACGGTGAAAATTCCGTCATGCGGAATTGCGACGTTGACGGCGATTGGACGGACTTAGCTACCGGTCAGCCAGGGCAACGACTTGGCTCGTTCTCGACAGCGCGGGATGATCGTGCCGACGCTCCTTGGGGCCCCGGCATGATTGAGGGTTGCACATTACGTCGCGCCAATGCATCGGGTGATTTGAACGATCAGAACGGCCACAAGTTTACCGGTGACGGTATTATTTCGCGCCTTAATTATTATTGGGACAACAGGGCTGAGATCATTTCCAGCAGCCCGGTAACTGGTCAAATACTTCAGCCAAATTCACACCAGAAAAATCGCATTTACCACAACACCGCGTTTAATAACGGTGGTTTTCTACGTGTGAGAGACACCAATCCAGAAACGGTCTTGCACAAAGAGTATGGGATTAAAAATAATATCAGCGTCAGCATGACCGGTGCGAGCCGCGAGCAAGATGGCGTACATACGTATTGGGACATGACCTCAATCGACCCGCAAGGCTATCCAGACAACCACATTGGTGCCGAGATCACCGGTAATGTATTTCACGCTACGGGGACAGATTATCAATTCAGGCTGTTGAACTCGGCCACGCTCTACAACGTGTCAGAAGCGCAGGCCACCTTTCCGTTAGTGTGGTCAGGAAACATAGAAGCAGCTCCCGTTTTTGTTGATGCTGCTGCGAGGACGAAAGCCGGGTTTAAGCTGGCAAGCGGTAGTGCCGGTGTTAGTGACGCTCAGCCCCTTACCACAATCACAAGCGGATCGAGCGGCAGCGTGCTGACCGTTGGGAGTCCAGAATATTTCTACGACGGCTTCAACCTCGCGTATTTCGGAGAAGATCAGAAAACCGATTTCATCAAGATAGTGCCGGCGGGGCAAGACCCCGTAACTAACGGCAGTATCGTCCGTGTTGCCTATCAGGGCAGGAACGATGCACTCAAGCAACTGACAATCACTACAACGCTGACTGTGATTAACGGGGATGAGATTTATTTGGTACTGCAAGATGGCACGACGGTCTGCACTCATTCCGGGGCCGATCAAAACCCGGTGGCGGTTGCTGATTGGTTTGTATCCAAGTCTGGAAGCGATACAAACGATGGTCTGACAGAGGGCACCGCGTTTCTAACTATCAGCAAGGCGGTCACTGTCGTATCGGCTGGCGAAATAATCGAAGTCTCAACTGGTCGCTATGACGAAACGATTTCACCGGCCGTCAACGGCACAGACGGTAACGAGATAACTTTGCAGGCGAAGCCAGGGGCTCAGGTCCGAATCTCTGCTCTGCTGGACGGCGATACTCTCGACTTCGATGGGGTTTCCTACTGGATCGTTAAAGACATTGACGACATTGGCGACGGCGATCTGACGTGGACGCAGGCCAGTGCCGGTAAGGATGTGACCGCACGTCGCAACATCAATTTTGGTGAGACAACATCGACTCACCATATCGACATTCAAAATTGCTACATTTGGGGTGGATCAGGGCAAGCCGGCGCGCAGGATCATTGCAATCGAATCTATCGAGTCTGTCACAATATTCGTTTTCTTGACTGCACGCTTGATCTGGCCGGCACTAATAACGATTTGGGCCTCGGCATAGATTACGGCGACCTCATGCAATCGCGCGGAACCAGCGTCATCTATGAAAATTGTACGATTAGCCACGGCGGTCACGACACGCTCAGGTTATTCGGTGCGAAAAGCGTCGTCAGGAATTGTGTTCTTGACGGTAGTTGGGTTGGTAAGGGAACTGGATTCGATGGCTCTCGCTGCATGGCGCTGGCTGCTGGTGACGCAAGGGGCGCGGCACCTTGGGGCCCACAGCTCGCTGAGAATAATATTTTCAAAAACGCGAACGCCTCGGTTGATTCAGCATTGCAACGCTGCATCCAGGTAGAGGGCGACGGCCTGATTTTGCGGAGCAATTATTTTTGGGACAATCACGCGGAGATATTGTCAACGGCAATCCTTAATCCGGGCGCTGCGTTCAGTACGCAGAAGCACAGAATTTATAACAATACGGCGTTCAACAATGGCAACTGGCTGCGCGTTCGAGACACCGATGCACAAAAAGACCTGTACCTAGATCATCATTATTTCAACAATATCTCGGTGGACATGACAGGCACATCGAATGAACAGACAGGCGTCCACGTCTATTTCGACGCCAGCACCATCAACGCTCAAGGTCAACCGGACAACTGGATCGGGGCTGTGTGGGCCGGCAATATGTTCAAGGACATATCGGCGGCGGTGCAGATACGCCTTCTCAATGGCACGACCTTGTATGACGTGGCCGAGGCTGAGACTAATTTCGCACTGGTCTGGACGATTGGCAACACGGAAGAAAATCCGACGTTCGTCGATAGCTCAAGCCGAACGAAAGCCGGCTTTGCGCTCACCGGGGGTAGTGCAGGGGTCGGTGCAGCTCAGCCAATAACGCACGTCACAAGCGGATCGAGCGGAGCTGTTGTGACGCTGGATGACGTGCTGTGGATATACGACGGCTTCGATCTGATTTACTTCGGAGAGGATCAGAAAACGGACTACATCAAGATAGTGCCGACTGGATTAGACCCTGCTGCGAATGGTACGGTTGTTCGAGTAACGTATCAGGGCCGCAACGATGGACTTTCTCAAGTGACCATAGATCAAAGCCTGGTGGTGACGGCCGGTGATGACGTGTATCCGGTATCGCAGAACGGCGTGACAGTTTGGGACAACAAAGGGGCCGCACAGTAATGGCAGAAATTGGCCATCATCATTTCGAGTCCAACACGATATTTACGACTGCCCTAACGACTCCACAGGTGGCTTACACTATTGCGACCGCCGCGCAGCTTGATGCCGCTGGCGATTATATTCTGATTGTCGATGCTGCTTTTGCAATGGTAAGCGGTAGCTCCACTGGCAACGCAAGGCGGGTGGCGTTATATGACAATGACGTTGAAATAGGCGTAACGACATCCCGCATCGAGCCGGCTAATGTTGACGCGACAGCTGGCGACCCGTATCAAGTGGTGATCAGATTCACTAAAGCTGGCTCGGGTGACATCACGCTCAAAGCCTGGAATACCGACTCCGTAAATACTTCTGTTTACTGGTGCAATGCTTATCTGATTTTGTTGGATGATCTGGTCGAGGGCACTGATTTTCTTCACGACCTGCACACCGTCCCTGATCCGAATGTCAGTGCATATACCGATGGCGCGTCCGTCACGCTTCCCGCAGGTGTCTCAGAAACTTGGCTGTGTTTTGGTGGGGTGACTTGGGAAACTGATGCAACCATAGAGGAAATCCATAAACTCAAGATTGTCGATGACACAACGGATCGAGCGGAAATAGGGCGCGACAACAAGGACGTTCAAGACACCTTCCTAATGGGAACGTCCTTCCCGATCAGCGGTGCAGCCGGGAGCAAAACCGTCAAGGTGCAGTACGATGCGAATAGTGCAGGCGACTACGAACGCAGCACGATTTTCCTGTTCAGAACCGGCGTATGTAAGAAATCCGCTGTGTCATCCGGGGGTACGGCGACGGTTGTTGCTGCCAACACGTTTGTAGAGTTAGACACGGTTGGATTCACAGCCGATCAAACTGGTAATTACTGGATGTTCGGGGGCGGTATTTTCAGTGCTGCCGCTTCTGCCAATCGTCGTGAGCGGCAATTAACATCTGAAATAGGGGCTGCCGGTGAGGTTCTTCAAGCTGGTCACGCAGACCGTCAAATTCAGACAGACAAAATAGTTGACGAAATCCCGTTTCTACTGATGGGCGAGGCGGCATTCACGAACGGCAATGCGCTGACCTTCGATGTAGACGTGGGCGACAAGTCCAACACGACAAATGAGAGCGTCATTCAGGGTTGGATAGCCGCCGGGACATGGGAAAAGGCTGGTGCAGCTGGACCGCCTACACCGATCTCGGCCGGCGGGATCATTGTGAATCCATGAGCCGTCAAATATTGACACGCCAGGGCGACGGCGCTGGCTATCACCTGAACGATGACCGCAGTTCTGGCGGCGGCCAGCAAGAACACGATGTCGTGTGTTGCCCTCACTGTCAGGCGGTGATGTTCTTGCAGGATTGGAGAAAAGAGCGCAGTCTTGGCGGCGGTGGATGGTGCCGCCAGTGTTTTGCGCCGGTATGTGGCCCCTGCCTGGACATAATGCTAGTATCCGGCTGTGTACCTTTTATGCAAAAAGTTGAACAGGCGCTTGAAGCTGATATCCGAAAGCGTCAAAACGCGAAAGTCATTGGCATTTAGGAGATAAAGATATGCCCGCTTATCAGGCTGCCGTCAGCAACTTCACACCTTCCCTCACTGACGATAATTGGATACTTGAGGGCGATACTGCCGGCGATTACGGGGAAGTGGTCGCTATTGGTTGGGGTGGAGAACTCACCACGTCAACCGGCTACCGCACTCGATGGGTACGACCCACGACAGCCGGCGTCGGTGCCGGTACTGCCGGCACACCCGAGGATCATTCTCCGGGGTATTCAACTCCGCTGGTTTCATTTTTCACGACTTACGCAACCACTCAGCCGGTGCTGCCGGCCGAGCCGATTGCGTTGTTCCTGCAATCATGGAACGCGCATGGTGGCTTAGGCTACGTGGCCTTGCCGCTGGCAAGTCCGTGGCTGATTCGCAATGGTCTGCTGGCTGATTCGATTGTCTGTCGCAATCTGGCCGGCGTGGACGCGGGTGGTTCCAGCTATCAAGTCACTTGGAACGAATGATATGGGTGACGGCACAAAGTTAGTCAAAGAGACATTCACCCGCGAGCAGATCGAGGCAATGGACCCGGACAAACTTCAGAGCTTGCTAAGTCGAGCGGTGAAGATGGAGGGCGTCGGGGTGGTTCGCAAGGCTGATGGCACCATTCGTTACGACAAGGACGCTAAGCCTGGGGATTACGGTGAGACACCCGAGGAATTGCAGGCTGCGGGAGTAACATGACATGGCAAACCCGACACTCGCTGAGCTGAAGGCTGAACAGGACAAATTAAACGCTCTGTTCCTGAAGAATCAGGCTGCCTTTTTCGAGGCTCAAAAAATCCACAACGCCACAAAGCGGAAGCTGACCGAGTTCAATGACAGATACGGTCGGGCGCTGAAGTTGTTTACGGAGGTGAGTGATGGCTCTGGCTCTTGAAGTAGGTTTACAGAACGCACTCGCTGACGAGATTGACAATTTCGTAAATGCGGGCACGGCCCCGGAGCTGGTATTCGAGACATCGGGTGATGTAGCAGTCGCCACGATCATAATGAATGCCACTAATGCCTTCGGCGCGGCTGCCGCGGGCGTCATCACAATGCAGGATCAGCCGCTCTCAGATACTAATGCGACCGGCGGCGTTGTTGCTCAGTTCTCCATCTATCAGAATGTAACGCAGACCAACAAGGTTCTCGAAGGCACAGTGCTGACATCCGGTGGCGACATCAACCTGAGTTCACTGACGGTTGGTGCCACAGATACGGTTGAACTGACTACGTTCACGATCACTGTACCTGCTTAATGGCGGCCCGCCGTGGCCGACGTTTGGTATAGAACGGGCACATTTTTAACGCCGGCTTCCGGCACTACAGTCATATCCACGCCTGACAATCCCAAGGCGATTCACGTCTGGTTTACTGACGCTAATGCAAATGACACCAACGAAGTCGGCAACAGCTTTGGTCATGGTTTCGGTGATGGCACCGACGAAATTTCATGTGCCATTGCGGCCCAGGACGGTGCTACCGATACGCGGCGACACGGTATCGGCACCGTTGGCGGCACCGGCAATCTGATCGGCATACTTGATCCAGCGGCTGACCTGTCGGCCGGCTCGGGAACACTCAAGGTCATTGCGACGACGGCGGCAATGAACGCCTCGGATATTACGATCAGTTATTCGACGTTCACCGCCAATATAATCATTCATTACGAGTGTTGGGGCGGCACAGACGTAAACGCCAATCTGTTTGAAATGCCCGATGTCGGTTCAGCGTCAAGTCCTGACGCTCATGGTCTGAGCAATAAACCAGATTTGGTGATGTTTGTCACAAACGGTCAGGCGCATCCCGCCAACTCCATTCATGCGTATATGTCGTTCGGTATCGCTCACGATAACGGCGCGTCAATAGATCAATGGGCCTTGTTCAGTTATCTCGGTGACACCGGCATTGGTGACGGACAGGGTTCGGGTCTTGCGCCGGGATTAAATGCTGGTCAGTACAACATCGACTTCACCAACTGGACGAACACGATCACGGTCATTGATGCGACGAACATCGAGTGGACTTCGACTGGTAGTGGCACGACCGATGACATGCTGGTGCTGGCTCTCGACCTCGGCGGTATCGGTGTCGATGTCGGCACGTTCACCAAGTCAACGGGTGGGGCTCCTGTCTCTCAGTCTTTACCAGACCTCGGCTTTACGCCGCAGGGTTATCACCTGGCGACCGCCAACAAGACTGTGACCACGATCACAGCTGATGACTCTACCGAGGCATTCCACGGTGCTGTCGATGAAAGCAATAATAGCGGCCACTGTTGCGGCATGGTTGGTGTAACTCAGGCTGATCGAAACAGCCGGTCGAAGGCAAACGATATTCTATTCGCTGCTGAGGGCTTGGACGGTGGGGTTGATTTCTCCGGGACTCACGCAACGATTAACGACTCGACGCCGAGCATCGAGTGGAATCCAAATACGGCGGTGGCCTGTCACATTGGGTACTACGCGTTTGAGACTCAGGCGGCACCGGAACTGTCAGCTCACGGTATGGTAGTGGTGCATTGAATGGCTGTCCTTGGTCGATGGTCAGGCGGTGCCACAACCCTGATTCCTGGGACAACTTTCGCTGCCCCTAACGCGCTGTTTCCTACTCAAGATCGTAATGACGGCTCGGCCTATACATTCACGTCCAGTACGTCGGTGCTGACGCTGCCGAGTACTGATCTGGCGAACGGTTATCTGATGATCGCCAGAGTTCACTACGGCGATACCAGTAATGGTCGGTTCAGTTTTGCGGGTCGATTCCAACAGACCGGCGGGACAGGGGATTTCGTCAATCTGCAAACTGGTGGCTACAGCCGGAACACATCCGACAATGAAACGTATTTGTGTGCAATGGGATTCGTCAACAATCCGTCTGCCAGCGCCACATTTGCCTTTCAGTGGGAGCGCGAGTCGGACGCGCCGACCGGGGGCACCGTGAAGTCCTCACTGGATGTCATTCCGATGTTCTACAGCAATCACGGCATTTACAACGGAAGCAATCTGTCACTCATGGGTGGCACGACTCGCAATGTTGTGCCTATCGGTTCGACCATAGCTGAATCGGATACCGGTGCAATCGAGCGTGTGACGAATGTCGTTACGGTCAAGGGCGACAACAAGCGGTACATGGTGATGTCCTCTCAGTGGTATCAAAACCGTGGCGAGCCGGGGACAACCCGAACGCAACGCATCTTCGGTCACGACTATGACGGCTCGGCAGATCTGGCAGCACAGTCCTACGCTTACTACCGGCAGGCGACGGCCGACGGTACTGGCGGGTGCATTCACGACCTGATCGAAACGGTTACTGCGGATCGAACCATTGAAATGACCTGTTTTCGTGGGCTCGGAATCTCTAACGGTCAGGGTGGTGCTGACGTGGACGGTCAAGCTCCGACGCAGGGTGTCCAGGCGCTTGTTGTTCTGGAATTGAACGATGAGGCAGAGGTATTCCGAAGGCACGATGCGACAGGCTTGCAGGCTTTCGATGCAGCCTCACCGCCGCACGATCTGAATGCTCTGAGGACGAATGATTTTACTGATTCAGCGTCTTGGGTGGTGGTTGGCACAGTCGGCATGGAGAACAATACGGGTGCGGCGATAGATGCTTTGACCGGCGCGAACGTATGGGCGGCATCTACTGACGTTACAAGTGGGACGCGCGGGACTTATGAGGGCCGAATCACTGTTGATGGCACAGAGGACGGTGACATTTTTCATGGCAATTATATACGAGGTAATCAGGGTGGTGAGGATACGTTCGGCCTAGCGTTTAATCCGGTTGGCTTTGTCGCATTGGCAGACAATGGCGATTTGGGTGTATCGGTTTCACAAACGGGCTCGCTTCACGCGGTAGACACTCAAGCTGACACCGTTGGAATGTGGGGGATCAATCTTGATACGATGGAGCCAGCGGGTGTCGCTGAACTGTCAGCGCAAGGAATGGTAGTGATTCACTAATGGCTATCTCGTCAGGCTTCAGTTATCAGTCAACGCGCGGCATAGCGACCGGTGTCATTGCTGCGTCATTCTTGTTCGGCGGGGTCATCCCGCAAAAATTCACAGGTGACGGATCGCCTTCGATAACCAAGCCCACATCGGCCGGCACCGCGGAGATCATCAAGACAGCGACTGGATCGCCGTCGATCACTAAGCCTACGAGCGCCGGCAATGCGGAGATAATCAAGCCATCATCCGGGGCTCCGTCGATCACCAAGCCTACGGCGGCTGGTGTAGCGGAGATAATCAAAACCTCGTCGGGGGCACCGTCGATAACTAAGCCGACCTCGGCCGGCACAGCGGAGATCATCAAGACTGCTTCGGGCAGTCCATCCATCACTAAGCCGACCTCGGCCGGCACCGCCAGCCTGATCGGGGCTACCCCGCAAGGCAAGCAGCTCGTTACGCAAGCGACGCGCAAGGCTGAGCCGCCAGCGTCATTCCTACTTGGCACTAATCTCGCTATTGAGGTAGTCCTTGAGCGTGGTGGCCTGCATGTTGGCAGCGCACGTCACAGTGATGGCGTACAGGCGCTGCAAGGCGTAATGCGGGACATCGTACCGGCTAACGTGTTCACCGCTACAGGCGCACCGTCAATTACCAAGCCGACCTCGGCGGGTACTGCCGAGATCATAAAGACCAGCTCGGGCGCTCCGTCGATCACGAAGCCCACAGCTGCTGGCGCTGCCGAGATCATAAAGACAGCTACCGGTGCGCCGTCGATTACCAAGCCCACGTCTGCCGGCACTGGCAGCGTTACGCAGATACCCCGCGGTAAGGCACTTATTCAACAGGCTGCCGAGCACAAGGCCGAACCAGCAGCGTCATTCACGCTCAATAGCCTGCTCTCAGTGGCGCTCACGGCCAGCGGATCGCCGTCGATCACGAAACCAACAGCCGCTGGCACAGCTGAGATCATCAAGCCGGCTACGGGTGCGCCGTCGATCACGAAACCGACTGCGGCGGGTACTGCTGAAGTAATCAAAGCCGGTACTGGTGGGCCGTCCATCACCAAGCCCACGGCCGCTGGCGCTGCGGAAATAATCAAGACCGGCTCGGGCGCACCGTCGATTACAAAACCGACTTCAGCCGGCACTGGCAGCGTCGTCGGCATACCGCGTGGCCAGAGCATCATCCAGCCGGCGGTGGCACGTCGAGCTGAGCCGCCAGCGTCGTTTGTTCACAACTTTAATGGCATTCAGCTGTTACCTGGGGCCGGTGGGCCGTCCATCACCAAGCCCACGTCTGCCGGTACGGCTGAAATCATAAAGACCGCCTCGGGCGCTCCGTCGATTACCAAGCCGACCTCGGCCGGCAGCGCCAGCCTGCTCGGTAACTTCCCGATTTCCCAGGGAGCCATGCTTATTGTTCAGGCTGCGCCGATACCGCGGGCTCATGTTTGGTTGCGGGACACAGTACCGCCGGCCGGCTTGTTCACCGCTACAGGCTCGCCGTCGATCACCAAGCCGACAGCTGCCGGTGCTGCTGAGATCATAAAGACTGCCAGCGGTAGTCCGTCCATTACGAAGCCGACAGCTGCCGGTGCGGCCGAGATCGTCAAGACTGCTACGGGTAGTCCGTCAATCACCAAGCCTACGGCAGCCGGGACAGCAGAAGTAATCAAGCCGAGTACAGGTGGGCCGTCGATAACCAAGCCGACAGCTGCCGGCTCCGCTGAAATAATTAAGACCGCCAGTGGCTCGCCGTCGATCACCAAGCCGACCTCGGCCGGTACTGGCTCAGTTAGCAGCGCGTTGGATTTGCCGCAAACGATAATACTGATCGCGTCGGCAGCTCAGGATCGTTTGCAGGGATCACCGCCGGCCAGCCTGCTGCGTCATTTATTGCCACCGCCTGACGTTGCACCGCCACTAGATAATCCAACTGGCGGCCTGACGGTTGGCTCCGCGCAGCATCGTGCCGCCTTTGTCCTGGGTCAGTCACTCACGCAAGGGTCGATCACTCGGGATGCTGAAAGGTCGGTTCGATATATTTCCATCACGACCACAGAGCCGGTATCGCGTGTGCCGCGCTCATTCCTTGTTGGCACTGTCCCGCCACCGGATATACGGGCCGAGCTGTATCGACGCATTATTGTCCAAGCAGAGCCAATCGCTCTGACGCCGCCGGTCAGCGTTCTGGTGTCGATTGTTACGCCGCCGGACATACAGGCCGAGCTGTATCGCAATATCATTCACACCGCTGCACCGCTCACGTTGCAGACGCCGCAGAGCTGGTTTGTTGATACGGTGCCGCCTGACGATGTAATCTTTGTACCGATAGCCGATCCGTTTACCGGGCGGCACATAACGCCGACCGTCGATTAAGAGGTTTGGAATGCAGCTTAGTCAAAACTTCACTCTCGAGGAATTTCTAGTCTCACAGACGGCTGAGCGCCACGGCATCGACATGACGCCGCCGCCTGAGATCGTTCACAATCTGGAACAGCTAGTGGTGACGTGCATGCAGCCGCTACGCGACAACCTCGGCGCGACAATTTACATATCGTCCGGCTGGCGACCGCCGGCACTCAACAGTCTAATCGGTGGTTCTGTGACATCGGCGCACACTGATGGCAGGGCCGCTGACTTCCGGGCAACCGGCTACACGCCGCTCGAAGTGTGTCAAATGGCGGTTGATCTTGGCCTGCCGCTGGATCAAATCATCCATGAGTTCGGCCGCTGGTCGCATCTTGGAATCGCTGATGCGCCGAGGCGTCAAGAATTGACAGCGTATCGCACTGGTGGCCGGGTGCAATATGCGAACGGCTTAATTGAAATAGGACAGCTGACATGAAACTGAACTGGAAATACACGGTGGGCTGGATCGTCTGGTTGCTTGGCTTCGGAGTCTTGGAGTACCGGGCCATTAAGAACAAGGACAAGGGCGACACGCTCTCGGAACACGTCTGGAAAACTATCGGTGCTGGCAAGGACAGCCCATCGGTTCTGAATTGGGTGTTCCGTATCGTCTTGGGCGGTGGCATCGTTTGGGCCACGCATCACTTCTACACAATGGGGAGTCTGTTATGAACAAACCATCATCGACAATTACAGCGGCGACGCTCGCCGGTATGGGGGCGTCGCTCACATGGGAGCTGGTCGGCACATTTACGGGGGTAAATCCGACTCCGGGGCTGGTGGCTGGCTCGGCCGTTTTCGTGGGTAGTCTCGTTGGCTACTGGAAAAAAGAGAACGTGCTGAAATGAAATGGCTCCGGACGGCCGGCATGATACTGGCCGGCATCCTGGTTGCCGTGGGTTTCGCTATCCTTGGCCGTCCAGCTCGTCGGGCTAAGGCTGCCGAACAGCGTACCGAACAGCTGCTTGCTGACGGCAGCGAACGGGCTTTGAACAAGGCGGTCAAAGAGAGCGCGAAGGCCGATAAACTGAAAGCTGATGCGTTCGATTCAGCGAAGGCCGGACAGGCTGCCATTGACCGGATAGGGGCGAACAATGAGGATATGGCAAGCATTCTTGCTGATTGGAATACTGACCGGGTGCAGTAGTACACCGGTCACGCTGCCGTCGTGGGACATACCGCCGGCAGCGACGGAGGCCCAACAGCCCCTGAGCCTGCCTGAGAGGCCCGTAGCGACGCTCAGTGCATCGGGTAAGGCAGAGTTCAGTAAGGAGGGGATGAACCAGCTGCGCCGATATACCACAGCCTCAGAGGCGAATTTCGAGATCGCCAAGGCGAATGCGGCAGCCCTCGAAGCACAGTCCCGCGCTTACAATGCTCTAATCGACGCCGGCAAGATGCAGCGACAGGTGGCTGAGATTCGACAGGAGCTGCTCGAAGCGGAGAGGCGGGATCACTTTATTGACAACTGGTTCCATCGAGGACTGATCGCGTTGGGACTGATAGCGGTGGCGTTATGACGAAACGACGTAGCTTCTCAATGATCTGGTTTATTGTGTTCTTGGCGCTGATGGTGGCGGTGGCAATCAAGACATCCGAGGCCAGTGATCGGTATGACATTGAACAGGAAACCGATGTCACTCAGACGCTCGGTGACACGATAGTTGGTGGTCATTCCTCGAAATCATACGCAGTCGGCATGGGCTCATTCGATGTTGATATAAACCAGTGCCTAGCCAGCGAATCATGGGGCGCGGTGGTGTTTCAGCGCCAGCGCCTCGTAGAAAATCCGTGGTGTATGGCTGACGGTCTGGATGCGCGCGGTCGGCATGGAGCCGCGGCCGAGGTTCGCTGCAACACTAAGACACTCAAAGAGATATACCCGGATAAGGCCACTTGCCTTGCAGCCGTCAGATATGTTCCCGATAATCCACAACCGCCGGCCGATGTTAAAGAAGTCATCGAGGAACATGAGCAACAGCGGCAGGAACAGGTCGAAGAACGGGAACAGTGGCAGCATCAACAGCAGCAACAGCAGTATGTGATCGACCGCATTGCTCGGGAACAGCGTGAGCGTGACGATATACGCCAGCGGAAGCTAGATTTGCTACGCGAGGAGTTCGACAAGTGAATAGACAAGTCAAGCAAGTTATGGACGCGTGGCCGTTGTTGCTGGCCGTGGTTGGAATAATGACGGCGTTACTGACTGCCTACGCTCAGATATTCGTCAGCGATATTGTTGACACTAAACTGGCCGCCATTCCGGCGGTAAATATTTCAGTCGATCCGAAGATTGCCAGCATGGATTTAGCGATTGCGGCCAACACTCTGACCATAGCGAGCCTCGGGACAGGTCAGCAGGAAATAAAAACGGCGATCAATGATCTGGAAAAAAAGCTCGACCGGACAATCGAGATCATGTTGACTGAGGACTAGCCCCGGTAGTTGGTTGGATCACCCGTACAGCCACAGAACTCACCGTCACACATGACCGGTTTGGAGTCCGGGCAGCGGCAGTCATATTGCGGGTGATGTTGCGAGCCGAGTATGTGAGCAATGGTACTGAGCCCGAGCGAGATTACGGCAACGCCGATGACGACAATGGCTTGGTTTAATTTTTTCATTCAGACTCCTGCAATTTCGTGGCACTCGCGCATGAAGGCCAAGCAGCGCAGCTCCATGCGGTCGATTAAATCCTGGTCGCGTGGTATCTCCACGCGGTGAATGAGCCGCTGTTCGCGTCCCTCGAAGTCGTGGCCCTCGTAGTAGTTGATGAAATACCAGCTCTCGAAGCCGGTCATCCACATGGCACCCTGCACCTGAAAGCGGTTCTCTGCCGGCACCGATTTGAACGGGTCGATGGCTTCCATCTTCTCGGCCATCCGCACGTACTTGAGATAGGTCTTGTACATGGCGCGGCATTTGATCTCGCCACCTGTGTCACAAATTGACAAGTCGGGTTTCTGGTCGGCCGGCGGTGGGATGATCTCGAACAGGTCAGGGGATGCGCCGAACCAGTCATATTCCTTGTGGATCAGGAACACGTCGTGAGCAATGTTCACGTTATATTCCCACTGGTACTGCCCGAGGGCCCGCGGCTCCTGTTCCTTACCGTGGGCGAACCACGGCGCATCTTCCTCGACCGGCTCGTAGCCGTTCAGCTCTTGGGCGATCTGCCGTTGCAGCTTCTGGTAGCCCTGAGTCGATGGCTTGGACATCACCACGCCGAGCCGTGAGGCGGTGATGCGACAGCGCCTGAGTGCCAGCCATTCGTCCGAGCCCTGCTCGACCTCTTTGACGTGGCACTCCATCAGTGCTTGGGCCCTGCTTCCAGCGACAGGCACTCACAGTAGGCTGAGAACAGCATCGTGATCGCTTCCTCTATTGCAATGCCGTCGATCATGGCGATTGCGAACAGCGACTCAGTAGTGCCGACCGCCGGGAAGAACTTGTGGAGATTGTACTTCTCGGTTTCCACGTACAGAACTGCTGGCGTGTCGCCTGGGGCTGCGAGGACTTTGAAACCGACCGGCTTGTCGAGCGTGATGGTGTTCGCTTTCTTGGGGGCTGCGAATATCTGGCCGCCGGCAGCACCGCCGACAGCCAGTACCGGCATGTGTGTTTCGTCGGTATGCACATTCATCTGGTCGAACAGCTCGCGGAGATTCACAGCGGCTCCGCTGGTGGTGCCTCGTCCTGCTCGGGCTCGGGGTCAGGGTCAGCCTTTTTCCCGCCTTTCTTCTTCTTTGCGTTGCCGGCGCCTGCCTCGGCTTCCCGGTCAGCCTGATTGTTCAGGGCATTCACGGCGTGATCGTAATGCTCAAGCGGGATTTGACTCACATCGTCAACACTGAACAGCTTGTGACACATGCGGGTGACTTTCGTATCGGCATTGGTGACAAACAGCTTTTTAGCCAGCCAGTGTATGTTGTCAATCTGATCCGGGGCCAGTGTATCGGCTCCGCTCTTGGTGCCAGCGGTGGCGTCATCGTCCACGCTACCCATGCCTGTGATGCCGGCAATGCAGTAGCGTCGCATGTAGGTCAACACAGAGCCGACGCCTTGCGGGCCACCTTTCTCCGGTGCTATCGCCATGTCCGAACTGATCCATTGGCCGGTTTCGTGGGCCAGAATGGTGATGAGTTCGATCGTGCCGTTGGTCGTTTGCTTGGTGGTCTGGATGACAGACAAGCCATTTTTTGACAGCGGCTCGCGTAGCGCATCCAGGTACTGTGAGAGCGTGGCGTACTTGCCCCAATTGCCCTCGGTGGCAGCCTCGACATCGGACATACTGCCCTGCGCCTTGGCGAGAGATTTGAACAGCTCGTCGACTTCCTCACTTGCGGTAAATGGTCTGAAATTTTGTGACATGATTGCTCCTTGGTTGGCCGATCATTAAACCACGGTTGAATCAGCCCTGTAAAGTGTGCTTTAATCGCGCTCTATGAAAACAGCCAAAGTAATAGAGTTCTTCGGCGGCATAACTCAGACCGCTAAAGCCTTCGATGTGAGTGTTCAAGCGGTGTACCAGTGGAAAGCTGACGGCACCATGCCAAAAGCCAGGGCCATCGAGGCTCAAGTGCTTTCCTTTAATCATCTGACCTACGAAGCGACCGCATATACATGAGATCAATTCTAAAGCTACCGCCGGCCGCTCCGGTGTGTCCGTACTGCGGCCATTCATCTGAGCTGGCAAACAGCGCCGAAGTCTATCCCCGCGCCTCGCAGGACTACGGCCAGTTCTGGATTTGCTGGCCTTGTGATGCGTATGTGGGCTGTCATAAAAATTCACGGCGTCACGCTCCGCTCGGCCGGCTGGCGAATGCGGAGCTGCGCGAGTGGAAAAAGAAAGCTCATGCTGCATTCGATCCGCTGTGGCGGGAAAGCGATTGGTCGAGGGGCGAGGGCTACAAGTGGCTGGCAAATTCTATGGGACGTGTCGGTGCGGTTCACATTGGCTTTATGGATGTGGCCGAGTGCCGGCAAGTCGTTGACATATGTACGGGAGAAGCGAATGAACGACGCAGTACCAGTAGCACAGCCGCCAATTAAATTCAGCCTCACGGATGCCGCGCTGGCTGAGCTGGCTGACAAGTACAAGGAGCCCACGGTTCCGACGACACCGGGCGAATACGATGCCCTGAAGGCCGACATTAAGGTGGTGCGGGACGTTCGTATTGCTGTAGATGGCGAGCGCAGGCTGCAAACCGCGGCTGCTCTGGCGCATCAACGGGCGGTCAATGCCGAGGGCAACCGGATCATCGACGCGCTGGTTGCCATTGAACAGCCCATGAAGGACTGCAAGGCGACGGTGGATGAGGCCGAGGAACGCAAGGTCAGGGAAGCCGAGGAAATCGAGCGCCAGCGGATCACTACTATCGAGGATCGGATCAGGAGAATCGAGTCGCTCGGTCAGATCGGGCTGAACACTACGCTTGAGGCCATCGAGTCTCGAATGACGCTGATCGACAATCTTGATCCTGGTGACGGCACGTTCGATGAGTTCGCAAAGCGGGCAGCCGACGCCAAGCAGCACGTTCGCAATGATCTGATCACCGCCAAGGAGCGACTACAGCAGGCGGCCAAGGAACAGGCAGAGCTGGACGAAAAGCGCGAGGCGTTGGAGGCCGAACAAAAAAAACAAAAAGAGGAATCAGATCGACTCGCTGCCGAGCGTGAAGCCTTCGACAAGGAAAAGCGCGAAAAAGAGGAAGCCGACGCTGACGCTGAGCGGGTTCGCGTCGAACAGCTCGAAGCCGCGGCCATCGAGGAACAGACCCGCAAGGATAAGATGGCCGACGCTGAACGCAAAAAGCAGCTCGCGCCTGATCGGGACAAGCTCAATACTTTGGCCGGCAACATTCGGGGGCTGGCCGTGATTCAGTTCTCATCCCCGATAGCTCAACAGATTGCCGACGACGTGTACGTAAAACTCGACACGCTGGCAACTGAAACTGAAATGCTGGCAATGCAGCTGTAGCTGCGGGAGAAAATATGACTAACGAAAAGGGGCCGATGGGCTCAGCGACAATCGGAACAGTGGAAGCGACAGAGATCAATTTGCGTACTGGTCAGGCTCGCTCTGCCATTGACATTGCAAGGGGCTGTATCGGTAGTCTGAAGGCGCTGAAATTCAGGCTGCTTGGCATTCAAGATGATGAGCATGAGCAATCTGACACGCCTGAGTGGGTAAGGCAGGAAGTGGAAGAACTGCAATTTCAGCTCGCCACGGTCAATGAATGCCTGTCCGAGATCGACCGCCATATCGGTGATCTGCAAAGGCTGTAATGGGTAAGCCGGTCACACGAATCGGCAAGTTTGATCACGTCCGGGTCGATGGCGAGGGCCCGGATGTGATGCTGACCATGCCGGCACTAACATCCAGGGCTCACTGGACTGACTTCGCTCAGATTGTGAATGCCCTGCAAATTAAGATCGTCGAGGCGCAACAGTGGGAGCGTCAAAATTTGACACAGGGGCCGGGGCCTTGATTCCGAAATATGGCTGGTTTAGACGCCTCACTCGCAGCCGGATCAACTGGCATTTGATTGATCGGTTTTACGGTGGCCGGTTGTTCAAATTTTATTGGTGGCGGTGCCGGCATCCGTGGATAACTGCGGCCCTTACGAAAATATTGCGCGAGGAAGATGAGAAGCGGATTCAAGAGCTGGACGCCGAAGCCGCGGAGTTTCTAAAGACTCCCGGCGCGAACCAGCTGGCTCGGGACAGTACGGTGAATGATGGCTGAGAAAAGAACAATGATCTATGAACAAGGGATCAGCCCTCACCCTGATGCTCGGCCGGCCTCGTTTTATGTTCCGTATGCGTCCGATGGGGTGATTGTACGCGAGGGCGAAACTTACGAGCTGAAATTGCGGGACGGTCGTTTCACCGTCGAGCGGGTTGAGGCTGTGTCGTGATTCGGTTACTCTCAAAATTCAGAAGGCCCGGAGCTATTAACTCCGAGCCTTCTCGGGACACGCAGTCCAGTTGCGAATTCCGGCGTACGTTGCGCGACCGCATTATATCGCACAACTCACGCCTCGCCACAACCTCTGCCGCGTCCTGCGGTGCGAGGCCCTACCGGAAAACAGAGCCAGTCGGGTACAGGAGCCGCTCACGCGGAGATCGAGTTAGCCCACTCGCCATGTACCGGTCAAACTGCGGTTCAGGCAGCGACCTAATACGGCCCTGGATGTCTGCGGACACTTATATGGTTGGGCTTTGCCCGAAGGGTGGCAGTTTATGGCGTTAGATGCGGGGCCTTATCCAAAAGACTTGCGGCAATGTAAGGCTTGCGACGCTGACATGGTTTTCCTGAAAACAAAAAAAGGTAAGTGGATTCCGGTCAACGTGATCCCCACAGATTCAGAGTTTCGCGGGCCGAATGCCGGCGAGACTAAATACAAGCATGGCGAACACCAGCCGCATTTTGTGACGTGTCCGTGTGCAGGAGAGTTCAGACGATGAAAGGAGAAAGACTTGACACTTAGAACGGAACTGAAAAAGCAGGCCGGCAAGCAGCTGGCCGAAATGCAGGCTGAGATAGTGAAAACAGCCGATGCGGTGACTACCGGGAGTAGCCTTTCATCATTTGATCTGATGAAGTCTGCTTGTTCGGGGCGCTCTGCGACAGTCGAAAAAAAAATGATCTCATTGCTGGTGTCTGACGCCGAAGCGGAGATACTGAAGCAATGGAATGACCAGCAGGAGCTGTTCAAAAAGGAAACTAAGGAAAAGCTATGAAACTTGCCATCGACCAGATTCTGATATCTGACAAGACGCGGGTCCGGGTCAGAATCGACCCTAAGACCGTCGACGAGTACGCCGAAGCCATGAAGAACGGCGCGATATTTCCGGCGGTCACAGTGTTTGCCGAACCGAACTCACAGCGGTATTACTTGGCTGATGGCGAAACGAGAATCCTTGCCAAGCTGAAGAACGGCGACCTGACAGTGGGCGTTGATGTCAAAGAGGGCGACCGTCACGCTGCTTTCGAGTATGCCCTGACCGCTAACACGGCTCACGGTATGCGTCGCAGTAGTGCCGACAAGCATCATGGCGTGGCGATGGCTCTGGCCGATCCTCACTATGACGATTGGAGCCTGCGGCAGCTGGCTGAGCTGTGCATGGTGTCGCATGAAACGGTACGCAACATCAAACAGGAATCATTGTCACCGGACGGAGAACCCGGCGGTAATGTTCGGCCTCGGAAGGCACCCCCCTCGCAAGATGAGGTCGATTTGAAGGAACTGCGGGAGGCAATGGCCCAAATCAAGGCTTTTCCGTATTCGGGTGTAGGGCTCGTCAAGAAGCTCGGCCTGACTCCTGACGATTATGGCGGCGTTCGTTATTGTCACGAATGGTTTGGCGAAGTGATCAAGAGCGTACCGAAGCCCAAAAAATGACATTTGAGCTGCGCCCTTACCAGCTGACTGATGTCAACTATGCAATGGATCATGGCATCAATGACCGGCCGATTCATTGCGCGCCGACCGGCTCAGGCAAAACGGTCATCCAGGCTTTCATTGCCAAGCGGGAACTCGACCGCGGCAACCGCACCGCGATCCTGACGCCGCGCGAGGAAATCTTTAACCAGACACAAAGCATTCTGAATGCCGTGGTGGGGCCTCAGAACGTCGCCACGCTGCGCGCCGGCCATGCGTGGAACGCATACAAGCCGGTGCATATTGTCAGCTGGCCGACACTCACGACTCGCACAAAAAAATCAGATTTGTGGTTCCCTGACGTGGAGCGGGTGCTGGTCGATGAGGCTCATCTTTCGATGGCTCCGCGGGTGTCCGAGTGTCTGGATTACTACGCCGAACAGGGTGCTGTGATCGACGGCTACACGGCCACGCCTTCGCGCAAGTCCGGCAAGGGCCTCGGCCGCTATTTCACAGAGATCAAGCACGTTACGTCGGTACGCCAGCTGATTAAAGACGGCTGGCTGGCACCGCTCGAATATTGGGGGGGTGCAACTGTTGACACGAAGGGCCTAAAAGTTGCAAGGGGTGACTATGAGGTAGGCCGTTTGTCTCAGCGTTGCACTCTCCTGGTTGGCGACGTGATCGACAACTGGCTCAGGCTGGCCCCGCACCGGCATACGCTGGTCTTTGGTGTGGATATAGCCCACGCGGAGGCACTTTGTGATCGCTTCCTGAAGGCGAACGTGAACGCCGCCGTGATCCACAACCGGCTCGGGGATGCTGAACGGTTCAGTATCGTCAGCCGTTTCAAATCTCAGGAAATTCAAGTTCTTTGTAACGTGACGATAGCGAGCTACGGATTCGATTGCCCGGAGATCGACTGCGTGGTGTCAGCTCGGCCGACTAAATCTATGGTGCTGTGGCTTCAGTCTTTGGGCCGTGGGATGCGTCCCGCGGAAAATAAATCTGAGTGCATGGTGCTGGATCATGCCGGCAACACCGACAAGCTCGGCCAAGCCGAGGACTTGTTTCGCTGGCGTTTGGATGAGGGCAAAAAGGCGGTCGAAAACTGGACGCGTCAGGAAGCCGGCGAGCGCGAGGAACATACGCACACTTGCGAGACTTGCAAACATATCTTTGCCGGCTCTCGGGTCTGCCCTAAATGCGGCTGGACGGTGCCGTTCAAAAAAGTCGACGTGGCCTCTACTGATGAGGACTTGGTGCCAATCGGGAACAACATGGGGAAGCGGCTGCCGGTCGGCTGGCCGTCACATAAAGAGTTTTATCAAATGCTTATCGGTTACGGGGCCTCGAAGCGGTACAAACCTGGATGGGCCCCGAATCAATTTAAGTCTATGGTCAATGTTTGGCCGGACAATAACTGGATGAATCTGCCGAGCATGGAGCCGGATCAGCGGGTGTTGAACTGGATCAACAAGCAAAAGCAGAATTATGCGCGGAGAGCGTCATATGCAAAACGAGCTGAGCGAAAAAAGAGAGCAACAGCTTAAAAAATACACCGCATTTCTAGCGGATCGGCTGGCGTTGGCGCTGACGTTTCTATATGCCATCGACGACGCGGTTGATCCTTTCAGGGCGAAGGATGCCGCCGAATATTCGGACGCGGATTGGATCATTGCCGGCCTCGCAATGCTTGGTAAGTCTCAGGTTTTCGCGGAGTATCAATCAGCGTATCCGCCGGCAACGGAGACTTACGAAATCATCAAGGCCGTTCGGAGCGGCGCGGTTCTCGACATACGGGAAACTGATGTTTACCGCGAGTGCCTTGCCTCAGTCCGTCACATGATCAGGAGATACAATGACGATATCACCCGCCGAGCTGACGCTGCGCGATCTACGAAATCAGGGCTACCGGGCTCAGGTAGTCGAGAAGTGGAATCCCCACGCCCGCGTTAGACAAGACCTGTTCGGCATTATCGACGTGCTGGCTATCGGTCGGAATGAGACTATCGCTGTGCAGTCCACGACGAAGCACAATCTCAAGGCCAGGATAAAGAAAATCGCTGAATCTGAGTCCATTGGTGACATTCGAGAGGCCGGCTGGACGGTGCTGGTTCACGGCTGGCACCAGCCCAAAGGCAAGGGCACTCGCTGGCAGCTGGTCGAGGTTGACGTATCGTGAGCGGCGTCACAGTAACTCAGAAGCGGGGCGACTATGGCAACCGCTGGAACTCTAGCCGGATGCGACCGCTCAGCGCCAAGGCCGGAACTATGCAGGGTAATTGGTGGCACCGATCTTTGTCGGCAGCTGACATGGCGGTGCTGATGCGGGGGTGGAAAAGGGGCGAGGCCGAAGCCCCGCCCGATTCTCTAGCGGTCGATGATCTCCAGGAGCTTTGATGCTGTTTTGTTGGCTTCCTCGAAATGCTGGATCATCTTCCGTTGGACGTAGAAGTGTCGTCCTTTCGGGTTCCAGCGTTCGGCCAGTACCTTGCCGGACTGTGACGCCTTTTTGATGACTGTGAGGCGGGCTCGGAATTTTGCTAAACTCGGCTTTCCAGTGTTTTCATACATTGGGACTTTCCTTGAGTCTTTGGCCCTCGTTACAGCGGGGGCCTCTTTTTGGCACGATTGCCAGTGTACATTATCTCATGCCGCGTATTCATTGGGCTGTAGCCTGTTTCTGTCAATTTTTGACAGGCGGCAAGCCTTATGGCCCGGTCAATGTTGCGGTGCAATGCGCTATTAGGATCAATCACTTATGGTAGGTAAAACGCGCAAGGCCACGGCCAAGCAAAAAAAACGCATGGAAACGATCAAAGTCTTGGGCTGCGTGGCCTGTCTTTTGGACGGTGTTCTGGATCGCCATGCGACGGTTCACCACATTCTAGCCGGCGGGATCGGCAGCAAGCGGCTCGGTCACGATTTCACTATTGGGCTGTGCGACTGGCATCATCAAGCGACCTGTAACCGCGGCCTGAGCCTCTCTGCCATGTGTTCGACGTGGGGGCCTAGCCTAGCCCACTCGCCTCGGAAGTTCGTCGAGCAGTACGGCTCTGAGCGGGAATTACTCGAGATACAAAACTTTATCCTGGGCGCTTTTGAGTCTGAGCCTTGGGCCGACTACACTATGCCGGCATTCATGCGATCTCAGGTAAGGGAATTTTGGATAATGGATCAAAAGTCGTGAGGCTTTCAGACTATCGAACCGCGCTGCGGCGAGCGTCATATCCTCGTCATTTTCACTGGTGCGGTGGGGTGGTTCGGATAGCTGCGCCTGACCGCCCGCCCGAAATTTGGGAGAACGGTCGCTGGCGCGATTTGGAATTTCAGTCTATCGCCTAATTTGCCGGCGCGATCAGTGGCGCAAGGTGCCCTCTCCGGCCACCGTCTTGCCCAGAAGAGCCTGACCCCTTCAGGCTGCGCCATGTTAGGGGCCGCCGGCAGCTCTTTTCAGTTTCACCAGCTCAAGACACCGCCACGCAACCGGCGGCATCTTGCGGCTCTCGTTCTTCCAGCAGCGGTAAGTGCTGTAAGGCGCTCCCATTTCGGCAGCCAAAGCTACTGGCCCCAGGTTTAACTCGTCCTGAGCGGCGGTGAGTGCCTTGTTCTGTTCGTGTCGTCGGCTCATTGCAACAGCTCGACGGTCAACGTGCCGCGTAGCATGGTGACGGCACTCTGACAGGTGAACAGCAGCGCGAAGTCTTGCCGGCCGGCATCCAGCCAATATATTCGAGAGTAGCTGATGCTGTCGGTCTGCCCTGATGCGGCAAAATCCCCGATCGCTCGGCTTACCTGTTGCTGGCTCTGGCGTGTATCGCTTATCACTGGCAGGACGTGGATCACGGCCTTTGGGGCTGCCCGGAAGTTTAGAAAATAGCTGATTTTCACCGGCTGGCCTTCGGTCTGAACGGTGATACTGGTTTGGAGTCCTGGGACTTGTGTCCACGAATCGAGGCAGGCTGCGCTGTTTATCGACAGATCGGCTTGTGTCACGGTTGCCGCGGGTTGTGGCGGTATGGCCTGAGCCTGAGCGGCCGGGACGGCACCGCTGCAAGCGTTCAGGGTGTGAAGTGCGGCCAAGATGAGGGCTATATATTTCATGTTGTCTCCTTGATGCGGGTCAATACGGTATTCGCGGCATATCTGCCGGCCCCGTTAAGGTGGCGCTGCCATGCGCCGTTGTAGCGGCTCCACCTGAAGCCGTGGCGCTTCAGTATCGTGCGGATCGCGTCGGATGGTTTGCCGGGGAAAATCAGCTGTATTCGATTCTCGTCGACGTTCTCGACCAGCGTCACGTCACCGTGTTGGCTTTCGCTGCTCTCGGTGGGCGCTTCTTTCAGCTGTTCAATGCGCTGCTTCATGCGCCGTATATTGGCGTTGTTATTGGTCAAAACGTAGCCGGCAAAACCGACACGGCCGCAGAAGTCGGGCTCGATCAATGCTCTGGCTTGGGTCTCTGTGCTGCCGAGTTCAATCAGGGCCGCTATCTGTCCGGCTGCGGTCTTGTTGGCCCTGATGGCCTTGTTGCACTTTTTCATCAATACCTGGTCACGTTCGGCGCGGTCAATCTTGGCCTGTAACTTGGTCACGGCCTCGGGGTCATCCGCGCTGATCCCTGCTTTGCCTACGCCTGCGGCCTTGCCGCGGTAGTAGGCGGCCTTGTCGTCGGCCTCGATACTGCGGCGCATGGCATTATCTGAGCGATTCAGTGCTGCCCGGTGGCGCTTTTCGGAGTGGTGGCCTACAAGGATGGGCTGCCCGAATGGAATCCCGTCGACTGCGTTCCTGCTTGCTTGGCAGGCGCTCGCGCTCTTGGCGTCGTTGCTATCTGCAAGGTCCAAGTAGCGTTGCCGTCGTGCTTCCTGTTTTTCCTCATAGTGGTTTGGTGGCTTGTCGAACTCGCCGGCCTCGGTCGGGCCGTTGTATTCGTTGAAGTGCTGAATCTCACTAATGAGTACCGACGTCACAATCTCGCCGGTTCGGCTGTCTCTGAATCTTTGGCTTTTCATTGGTTCTCCCTCAGTAGTTCATGGCTTCTGCGAAGTGGTCGCGTTGGTAGCTCTGGCCCTCTGTCCAGTACGGGAACATGGCTGGCCGGTCTTTGTATGGGTCGTAGCCGGCATGAAACGTGGCCGGGTTGCTGTCGGCGTATGAGGTGCTGTAGCGTTGTAGCCGGCCGTCACAGTCTCGGCCGTCGCTTTCGTTCTCTCGCTTCAGTAGCCGGCCATCTGAGCTGAGCGTCCAGCTCTCGGCCGAGCTGCTCCATCCTTCGTCCGTGGGCCCGCGCTGATAGTGGTGTAGGCTTTGTCCAGGCTTTAGCGTCAATGTCACGTCGTCGCCATTGACAAAGGCCATAAATCTACAATTTTTGGGTTTCATCAGCTTGTCTCCTGCGGTCGTGTTGTCGTGTGAGGCGCTCGGCGTGTTCCCTGACTACCGGGTGCCATGTTTCGGAAATAGGCTGGCCGGCGCGGTAATTGTTCTCCGTCCATTTTTGAAAATGGCCTACTTCCTCGTCATTTAGTGTGCGGAATCCGTGGCTAAAGTCTGTCATGTGCAACACCCGCAACACGGCGCGTCCTCGCAACGGCCGTTCGCGTTCCGTCGGCCTAGCAGGGAGCCGTCCGAGGCATAAAAGCCGGTCGGGTCGTAGTGGCTGCGGGCGTGGCCTTCATTATCAAAGCCGTTCACTGGTGCCCGGTGGCCGCGGCCGTTGGTGGCCTGTATCGGCTCGGTCTGCGAGATATGGAACACGGTCGCACCCTTCCGCCGGCGATAGCTGTCCTTTTCGCCTGTCTCGGGGTTTGCCTGTTTCGATTGGCACGTTATCCACGTTTCAATTCTCACGCCATACTCGCCGCGCTTCACGTCGGCCGGCCGTTTCTTGACCTGTCGGCCCTTGGCTTTCCATGCGTTGTACGTGAAAACGTTTACCCTGGGTTTGATATCTTCCTCGGGTATGCCTCGCGCAATGAAGCCCTCGAATATGGCCTCATAGTTGGCGAGTGATTGGCCATTTTCGGCGCGGTCTAACGCGTCAGTTTGTTGCTCGTTTGTTGCTGTCATTAGCTTGCCCTCTAATGGTGGGTGGTTAAATCGGGAATAGCGGTGACTGACCGCTGGCTAGTACGTGTCCGAGTCCGTGGTTCTTGCCTAAGCACTTGCACTCGCAATCAGGCCCTCGCGCATATAAGCAGGCGTCATTACATAGGCGCTTGCGTTTGTTACGTCCGGGCCCCGCCGGCATGGCCGGGGATTTGGTGAGCTGTAGCGGTGGGCGCGTCACTTTGAGCCCCTTACGCGGTAGCCGGCACGATAGGCTGACCGGGCAAAGCGTGTGGCGCATAGCTGACGGCAAAATTCGCCGGGGCCCTCATAGCTTCCATCCCAGTACCGCGGCCAGCTGTCGAGGGTGCGGCTGACGCTTGTGAAGCCGTCCAACATTACATAGCCGGTCGACGGTCGCATGTGCCGGCCACAGTACGCGCATGGCGGGCGCTCGCTGACCGGTGGCGGTTTGGGCCCTGTCCAGTGTCGTGTCATATCAGCTCCAGTTGTAGCGGCTGAGTGGCCGCGGGTGTTAAGCGTTCGGTGATGCGTCCCCATTGCTCGGCCATTGCTCGCGCAATGCCGGCATAGGTGCGGCTGCGGTCGTGGCCGCGGTCGGCGCTCGGGCCTCGGCTGTCGGCTCCGCATGGTGACTGATTGGCCCAGCGGTTCACGGTTCGGCCGTCGTAGGTCGTCACGGTGGGCGGTACGTAGTCCGTGGGCTGCAACGGCGGCAAGCCGTCCAACCATAGGCCGGTACGCTTGCTTACGTCGTGGCCGAACTCGTAGGGCTGTATGTATTGATCAGCCGGCCGGATGGCTGTGCCGATACGGCCGACCGGGTTCTCAAGTGCGATCTGCGGCACTGGTGCGTCGAGTAGGTCACGCACGAATGCCAAGGCTTCGTCTGATTTGATTTGCCGCGCTGGATACTCGGCATCGTGTTTGGGCTGGCAGCGCCACAGCTGGCAAGCTGCCAAATATGTGCAGGGCGGGTGCGCGATCATCAAGTGATAACCGTCCCCAAGTATGTCCCGCACGTCGCCGCGGTAGTGATTGCCCGGTGTCTCGGTGTCCAGAATGTCACAGCTCGTCGCGGAGTGACCGCGGGCTGCGAATTCGTCCCTGACAGCTCCTGAGAACTCGCAGGCAATCAGAACTCGTGAGAGCTGATAGCCAGCCTTGCGGGCTCTGTCGAATGCGGTACAGGCGTCCTGAGATATATCAGGCCAGCTCCAAGTCGTGCCGAGCTGGTCTGAAATAGCCCCCGCCATAATTTCGTGGGCGTCGTGGTAGTCATGGGCGTGGTCGACCGTGGCGTCCAGCTCCGCGGCGTTGCGTTCGCGGATGGTCGCCAGCTGGCCGGCGGTGTGGCGCTCCCGCATAGCGGCTGAGAAGTCAGCCGCTAAACGGGTCACGTCAAGCTGTGGCAAGCGTATCAGCAACGCTCAAGGCTCCGACAATCGGCCTCGAACTCTACGTCGCGATTAACGTCGACCGCGATATAGACGCCATCAATGCGTTCGGCTACGCGCTCCTTCAGAGCCTTCTGCATGTTCGGGAATGGCCGGTAACCATGCTCCGACATGCTGAGGTCAGGCCGGCCGAGGGATTCAACGGCGGCCGTGACGTTCATCAATTTAGCCTCAATGCTGCCGCGGCTACGCTCTTTCAACGGTGCGGTGTTCAGGCCGCTATCAATGGGCCCCGCGTGGTTGTTCTGAACATGGCGGATCATTGCAGCCTTATTGTATGGCCGGCGGTTTGCGGCACATGCGAGCATCAACAGGTACAGCGATATACCTGCGTCAATTTCGTCAAGGCCCCAAGGCCCCTTGCTGGTCGTTGTCATAGTGATAGCCTCTCGCGGAATCGAGCCCGCGGTATCGTCAGGAAATGTCCCTCGCCATCGGTCGTGGCGAGGCCGAAGTTCTGCGCGCTGTCGTCCAGTTCCTGAAACGTGTTACCGCTCCAATCCCGGTTGCTCTCAAGTATTGCGAGAACATCCGAACCGAACGCAATAAGCGCGCGATCGTGTGGTGATGTGTACCTTCCGGAACTCATAATTTCATTTGCTCCACCCGTCTTTCCAGTTTACTTCTGGTCGGCGACCGATCGTGCGTTCGAACGTGTTGCACTTGCCCTGAACGACCTGCTTCAGTAACGGGTAGCATCCGCTATCGTCTATGGTGTAGTAACGATCGCCGCGATGGAAAGATTTGCCAGATCCGAATCGTTCGTAAACTTCAAGTGTGCGAACTACTGTTTTGCCGGATCCGCGTTTGTCTGTTACATATTTGATGGTTACTGGTGTCATGCCACTGCCATCGGTGCGGTGTTGTATTCATACATGAGTTTTTCTTCAAGCGTTCGCAGTGCCTTAATTTCGGAATCTCTGTCGTTGTTATTCCAAGGATCCACTGCTCTTATTTCTCGGCGCACGAGTCCAAGTAGTTTGCCGATCTCTTCGATGGTAAGGTCATTCATATCGTTCTCCCGGTTTGTGTGTTTCAGTGAATGTATATTGCTCCGCCTCTTATATATACGCGCGTTGCGCCTATTTGTCAAGCTGGCTTGAAAGCCCCGCCACGTAAGGGCTGCGGCCGCGGATTCCAGGGTATTCGCTGCCCGGGTCGACATGGCGCTATAATCCGGACGTGTCAACATTTGACAGGATGACAGGCCATGACCGAACGACACGCCACGTACAATGCCGAGCTAGAATCTCTCCTTGATGACATGACACCAAAGCAGGCTATGTTCTGTCGCGAGTACTTCATCGACCTCAACGCTACCGCCGCCGCCAAGCGCGCCGGATACTCCGAGCGGTCAGCCTATTCCATAGGCGCCGAGAACATGAGCAAACCTGTAATCATTGCGGCAATCGACCTGTTTTTCGAGCGTAAGTGTGAGGAAATAGCGATTAGCGCGGACGTGATTGAGCGGGAGTACTGGACGCTATACCGCGAGGCCCGCGACAAGGGCCTACACGCTGTGGCTCGCGCCTGCCTGAAAGATTTGGGCGAGTATCACGCTATGTTCGTGAAGCAGGTCGCATTCTTGGACGGTGGCCAGCTGGCCGAGCGGCTGACCGGTGGCAGGGCCCGCATGAACAGCGACCACGCACTATCCCCGGACGGCCGGCCAGCCCGCGACCGCATGAACTGAGCGCCATGCGCCTAACCGAGCGTAGGCCACACCATGCAGACAGCCAGCACATCACACAGAACACACGACCACGACCGGCCGGCCGACCCCCCGAGGGGGGGCACAGTGTATAAATCTGCGTGTGTGGGCCCCCCCGTTTCCCCATTTTTCTATGGAAT